TAGATTCTAATCTCAATACCTTCGCGACTGCTAATAGCATTGTTGTGGCTTGGGAGAACAAAGACTATCAGCCAGTAACAGGCACTTTATATTTAAGGCCGACATTATTGCCAGCCGATACAGAATCAATCGGACTAGGTAACACAAGTTCAGAAGATCATCTTGGAATCTACCAAGTTGATGTGATAGCTCCGATAGATAAAGGTAAAGGCCAAGCAATTACAAAAGCTGACTTGGTTAAAACTGCTTTTCCTAAAGGAAATTTAACCTACAATGGGTTAAAGTTAAGAATTAGATCGGTATCGCGTGGTTCAGGCTCTCGCGATGGCGCTTATTACATAGTGCCTGTTTTTATATCTTACCATTCAATAACTTAGGACATTAACATGGCAACTCCAATTACATTCGCTGGCTCTACCGTTTCAATATCTGACGATATCCCAGCAAGTTACGACGAAGCAGGATTTGAAGCTGCTGGCGTGGTATTCACGGCAATAGGTGAAGTAACTAGTATCGGCAGTAAAGGTCGAACTTATAACGATGTTTCATACACCAACTTGACTACTCGCGGAACGATTCATAAAAAAGGTTCTTATGATGAGCCAGAATTGTCAATCGAAATAGGCGTTGATCGCGCTGATGCTGGTCAAGTCATTCTTGCCGCTGCTGCTATCTCTGATGCTAATCATTCTTTCAAAATTGCATATAGCAATGGCGAAACTGATTATTTTGAAGCTTTAACTTTTAGCATTGTAGACGCTGGCGGCGATTCAGACACTATGAGAGCAGTAACCGCTAATCTTCGAATTGATTATCGCGGTGTAGTAGCTGCTACTGCATAATGGACTTATCCTTACTGATAGCCAGTGAAACGGCTGATTGCACAATAACTGATCTTGTTGGTAACGATACGGATATCGTTATCACGGTTTATGGTAAAAACGCTAATAAGTTTGAAGCAGCGGCAAGAAAGGGCGGTATGCAGAAAGATTCTGACGATATTGATTTCTTGATTGACGTTACCGTTGGCTGGGCTAACCTTAGTTTTGAAGGTAAATCGCTAACATTTAACCGTGAGAATGCTAGGAAGATATATACCTTAGACGGAACTGATATAAGATATCAAGTTGAGGCATTTATAAGGAATCAAGAGAATTTTTTACCAAAACGCTAGATGATTTAAGTTTGTATGCTAATCAACTAGCGTGGTTAAACTCTAGAGGCAGTAATAGAGCAAAGGCTAGACGCGAGACGATTGAATATGATATGCCTGATATAGGATATTGTTATTGGATTTTTGATCTAGCGATAGGTTTTGGTTTAAGCCCGAAATGGTCGGAGTTAAACGCATGGAACGAACTAACTGGGGCTAATTTGAATAAGTTTGAATCTAAATGCGTTCACATGATTAGCGTTGTTTATAATAATAAGCTTGGAGAGTATGATGGCACTGACTCTCCTCGACCTTATATAGGTAATACTAAGCAGAGCGCGGATTCAATCCAAAATGTATTAAGGAATATTTGACATGGCAGATGCAGCAAATCTAGTAGTCAAGGTTAAGTCTACTGGTATAGAGAAAACCACAAAAGGACTCAAGAAGCTTGAGAGGCAAGGTAAGGAGTCTACCTCATCTATTAAAGCACTTAGCGGTGCTTTTGCTGCTTTAGGGGTCGGTGCATTAGCCAAAGGTATCTTACAAACCAATATTGAGTTCGAAACGCTTAGAACATCGCTCATAACGACAACAGGTAGCATGGATGCTGCGGCAGCGGCTTTCGAGAAAGTGCAGAAGTTCGCTGCTAAAACCCCTTTTGCTGTAAAGGAGCTTACAGACGCCTTTATTAAATTGAGTAATTTGGGGTTAGACCCTAGTGAAGAAGCATTAACTTCGCTAGGTAATACTGCTGGCGCAATGGGTAAGTCTTTAAATCAAGCTGTCGAGGCTGTAGCTGACGCTGTAACTGGTGAGTTTGAAAGACTGAAAGAGTTTGGAATAAAAGCTAAGTCAGAAGGCGATAACGTCACCTTTACATTCCAAGGGGTATCAACACAAATAGGCAAGAATTCTGCTGAAATACAGAAATATTTGTTAGATATCGGTAATGTGCAATTCGCTGGCGGAATGGATAGGCAAGCAGCCACATTACAGGGGGCTATATCAAACTTAGGTGATTCTTGGGATAATTTTTCAGATAAAATATTAAATGACAGGGCTAGTTCTGGTTTAAGGGACTCAATTAAGAGCATAACAGAAGGGATTAACTCGTTATCAAATAATATGGACGGACTAGCTATTGCTGGTCAGGGTTTAGTGGTTCTTATGGGAAGTCGATTAGTCGGCTCATTAGCTATGGCTTCCAGAGGGATGAATGCGACTGCCTTTGCCGCCGCAGCATTAAGAGTTAGCATGGGGTTTTTAGGTGGCCCGCTTGGGGTTATTCTGACTGCTGCTGGTGCTTTAGCTATATATGCGGCAGACGCGTTAGCAGCTAAAGATAATACCGAATTATTAGCTAAGAGTGTAAACCACCTAACGGTTGCAGAGGCAAAAAAACGATTACTTGAGCTTGGGAACACGTTTACAAACGCGGCAGAATTGGCTGACGGTTACGCGAAAAGACTTGAGGCAGTAAAAAAAGTAATTGCAGATAATCCAGATAGACCTGACTTGGTAGTAATGCTGGATTCAATAAATAAAGGGTTTGTTGTCGCTACTAAAAGAGCTACTGAATACGCAAGAATACAGAAAAGCCTACAAGATATTATTGACGACCCAGATCGCGAAGGTACACTAAAAAGACAATCTGAAGAATTGGCGGCTAAAACCGCTGCTGATTTAGCCGCAGAGCTTAAAAAACTAAACGGCACTATTTCTGTATCACCAATAGAATTTGAGCCTTCTGATGGCCTAGCTTATTTTAATGATTTATTGCAAGCATCAGAAATGTTATCTGAGTCACTAAGAACTCCGCAAGAAATATTCGCAGACGAGATAGAAAAACTAAATGAGTTGCGCGATATTAGAAACGAAAGAACAAACGAAGGAATATTATCTGCTGAAAATTATAGTCGAGCCGTAACTGCCGCTCAAGATAGATTAACTGACAGCATAGTTGAAGGTAACTTGACTATTGATGACTCTCTGACTAAAACAAAAGATCATTTTAGCCAGTTTGAAGATGCTGTTGGAAGCTGGGGTGCTAGTTTCGCGCAAGAAATGATTGACGGCAGCGGTTCGTTTAAAAACTTCGCTAATAGCATGATTAAGGACATGGCTAAAATAGCCTTGCAACAAGCGACTCAACCTATATTTAATGCTATTTTTAAAGGATTAACAGGAGGTTCAGGCGGTTTTGTTGTTGGGACTGGCGGCGGTGCAGGAGGAGTAGTCCCTGGGCTTGAAGGAGGAGGCTTTACTGGTAACGGAGCAAGAAGTGGTGGCGTGGACGGTAAAGGCGGTTTCCCTGCGATACTGCATCCTCAGGAAACTGTTATTGATCACGCTCAAGGCGGTTCGATGGGCAATGTAAGTGTAGTTGTTAATGTCGATGCTTCTGGAACTAATACTCAAGGCGATGGTGAAGGCAAGGACATTGGCAAGGCGATTGGTGTAGCTGTCAGAAATGTCTTGATACAGGAAAAACGCTCTGGAGGTTTATTAGCATGACCACATTTACTTATTCACCAAACTATGGCGCTGCTGTAGATAAGACCCCGAAGGTTAAACGAGCGCAATTCGGTGACGGTTATCAGCAAAGAGTTGGTGACGGTATAAATACAACTGCTCGATCTTGGTCATTATCTTTTGAAGGCACTAAAACAGAGATCGATGCTGTCGACTTATTCCTTCAAACCGAAGGCGGTGTTACTGCATTTACTTGGACTCCACCAACAGGCGCGGTTGGCAAATGGCTATGCGGTCAATGGTCTAATTCAATTACTGACTTTGACCACTATAGCTTGATCGCTACATTCGAGGAGGTATTCGGAGAATGATTAGCGTTGATAGGCAAGAACTAGCTGCTGGCAATATTATAGATTTATACGAGATTGATGCGACTAGCATTGGCAGCACTATCTTTCGATGGGTAGCTGATGTAAATGAATTAAATAACGATGTTGTCTGGCAGGGAAATACTTATACACGATTCCCAATTGAAGCTGATGGATTCTCGCGAACAGGTAAGGGCACTCAGCCTAGACCGACTATTAAAACGTCGAATATAACTGGCGCAGTTGGTGTTCTGGTTAAAAGCTTTCAAGATATGATCGGAGCTAAATTCACTCGACGCAGGACGTTTGTTAAGTACCTAGACGCTGCTAACTTTTCTGGCGGTAACGCTCAGGCAGACCCAACAGCGGCCTTTCCTGACGAAATCTGGTATGTCGATAGAAAGTCTGCGGAGAATGGAGTATTTATAGAATTTGAATTAGCATCAGCTA